TTGGTATGGAATATGATAGATATCCAGAACAATGGAGAGCTATATATTCTGTTGAGCAATCACAAAAAGCATTTGAAGAAGATGTACAAAACATCGGCTTCGGTGCTGCACCAACAAAAGCTGAAGGTGCTGCAATATCTTATGAATCTGGCAGAGAAGGCTATGTATCAAGATATGTACATGAAACAATTGCTTTAGCATTTTCTATAACAGAAGAAGCTGAAGAAGATGGATTGTACGGATCATTAGGTGCAAGATATGCTAGAGCTTTAGCAAGATCAATGCAACACACTAAAGAAATAAAAGGTGCAAACATCCTTAACAATGCAACTACTTCTACAGTAGGTGGCGATGGTGTTACTTTATTGAACACTGCTCACCCACTAGGAGGTGGCGGAACTGCTTCTAACACTCTTGGAACAGCTGCAGATTTATCAGAAACTTCATTAGAAGATTTACTGATTCAAATCTCAACTACAGAAGATGACAGAAACATTCCAATAGCATTAACTGGACAAAAACTAATCGTTCCACCTCAATTGGTGTTTATCGCAGAGAGAGTTCTTAAATCTAATTTAAGACCTGGAACTGCTGATAATGATATCAATGCAATGAGAAATATGGGTATGATCCCTGGCGGTGTAGTCGTTAACCAAAGACTTACTGATCCAGATCAATACTTCATTATGACTGATTGTCCTGATGGAATGAAACACTTTGTAAGAGCACCAATCAAAAAAGCTGTTGAAGGCGATTTTGAAACTGGTAATCTAAGATACAAAGTTAGAGAAAGATACTCATTCGGTTTTACAGACTGGAGAGCTATTTTCGGTTCAGAAGGAGCTGCATAATAATAAAACTGTACTAGGCGTAGCAATACGCCTAGTATTAACCCCACGACTGCGAAAGCAGACTACTAAGGAGGTAGACTATGGGAACAACTACATTTTCGGGTCCGATAAAAGCGGGAACGATAAAAGAAACAACTGGTGGAACTCTTGGAGCTAATGTTGTAAATACTGGTTTTGTTGTAATGGCACAATCTGCTAAAATCGACATCACTGGTGCTTCACACTTAAACCAAGTTTGCGGGACTATTCCTGCTAATTCACAAATAGTAGATGTTATATTAAATGTAACAACTGTCAATAATGATTCAAATGCTGCAACAGTAATTGTTGGAACAGTAGATGATGGAAATGCTTTTATTCCATCTACAAGTGTTAAATCATTAGGAACTACTAGAGGTACTTTAGACACTGAAGCTACAAATATTGGTACAACTGATATTCAAGTTTTAGCTGATTTTACAGGTACTGATGGTGATGGTACAACTGGTAATGCAACTGTTACTGTTATGTATATGCAGAACAATAGTATTGCTGATGCTGGAAACACACCATAATAATTAATGATCTTGGTGGGAAACTTTAAGACTTTTTGATCTTGATACCCACCGAGACCAACAAGGAGATTTATGTTTTTTGAGAGATTAAAAGAATTAGGAGAAGCTCTAAAAAATACTGAAGAAGAAAAAGAGGAAGAAACTTCAGCAGAAAAATTACTTAAATTTCAAGAAGCGGAAGAAGAATATAAACCTACAGAAGAACAAATCAAATTAGGTCAAACTGATGATACAGGTGAAACTGTTTCTGCGCAAGAAACAATCATTCGAGAAGCAAAAGAAAAAGATAAAAAAGACGATTTAGATGATAAAATCGCAAGAATACAAAAAGTAATAAAAAATTTCGAAGATGATTCACAACCAACAGTTATTAAAACAAAAATGGATACAAGTCCTATAAATGATATAAATTTAAAAGCAATGGATATGGGTTCTTTAAAACAAAAAGAATATTTACAAAGTTTAATAGCACAACCTAGTAGTCAAAGGGACAGAGTTAAGCTATTATATGACGAATTAAAAAGATTTAATTTAATATAGGAGGAAATATGGCAGGATCAGATATATCGGCAAATAGCGTAACAACTACAGGTTCTAATGTTGTAGCTTTTGGTGGACCTACAAGGCTTAAAGGCTTTATAATTACACCATCAGCAAATGCAGGAACTGTAACTTTTGTAGATAACGCAACAACTAAGTTTGTAGTAACAACAGGCGCTAGTGCTGATAGCGGACCTATTAATATCTCTTTACCAGATGAAGGTGTAAAATTTGGTACAAGTTTAGGTGTTAATATTTCTGCAAATGGTGCTAGTGGCGTAACAGTATTTTTTGCATAATGGCTACTTCAAATACAGCTACATTTAACATTACAGTTAATGATGTTATTCAAGAAGCATATGATAGAATAGGAGGAGATCCTATCTTAGGATATGATGTGCGTTCTGCACGAAGAAGTATGAATATCATGTTTAGTGATTGGGCTAACAGAGGTTATAATCAATGGACTGTTGAATTAAAAGATCAAGCTATTTCTACTGGAACTACAGATTATACATTAGATTATGATACTGTTGATATTATAAATGCAAATATAGTTGATAGTGATGGTGTTGAATATTCTATGACACGTTTAGGTGTAAATGATTATGCTGCTATTTCTAATAAAACAACACAATCAAGACCTACACAATTTTATTTGCAAAGATTAAGTACACCTGTAATAAAAATTTACCCTGCACCAGATCAAGCATATACTTTAAGATATTACAGAATGAGAAAAATAGAAGATATTACAGCTTCTACTGTTAATGGTGTTCAACAAAACGTTGATGTTCCATTTAGAGCTTTTGAATGTATGTGTGCTGGTCTTGCATATTATCTTTCTAAAAAAAGAACAAGTGTTCCAGCTGCAACAAGAGCTGAATTAAAATTAGATTATGAACAAGCATATGAAAGATTAATAGCAGGAGATGACTCACCATCAACTAGAATAATACCTAGTCCGAGTTATTATAGTTAATGCCTAGATACGCAGATAGAGGAAGAAAACCACATAGAGCACCGGATAGCAAATTTGCTACTGGTAAAAATGTATCTGCTATATCCGATAGATCAGGATTAGCTTATCCATATAAAGAAATGGTTTTTGAATGGAATGGATCATTAGTTCATAATTCAGAATTTGAACAAAAACAACCACAATTAGATTTAACATATTATAATGACGCTCAATCTTTACAGTATGCAAGACCACAAGCAAATTTATCTTCTACAGGTGGAGTGCCTGATCAGATAGATTTAATTTTTCCTTCAACATCTGGTAGTGTTTCGAACAATGGAATTACTTCAGCAAGCACAAATTTGTTATCAACTTCTGTAGGAAATGTTACAGTATCTGTAACATGAAAAATAAAAAATTAGGTGTCATGGTCGCAACACCTTGTTATGGTGGCCTATTAACTGAAGGTTATCTTCACGGAATATTAAGCGCAATATCTTCTGCTAATAAACATAATTTTCAAATGCATTTAAATACTATGGGTAATGAAAGTTTAATTACACGAGCAAGAAATACTTTAGTTACACAATTTTTAGATTACGATAAAAAAAATCCAGATAAATTTACTCATTTAATGTTTATTGACAGTGATATAGGATTTAATGGAGAACACATACATAGACTTTTAGAATCAGATTTTGATATTGCTTGCGGTGTTTATCCAAGAAAATCTGTAGATTGGAAAGAAGTAGAAAAAAACGCTAAAGAAGGTGATTTTAAACACTTAGAACAAAAAGCTCTAGGTTATAATTTAAATTTTGCTAACCCTAAAAATTTAAAAATGCAAAACGGATTTGTTGAAGTTCTTGATGCAGCAACAGGTTTTATGTGTATTAAAAAAGAAGTTTTTTATAAAATGCAAAAGGCATATCCAAATCTTAGATACACAAGTGATCAAATTATCAATAATAAAAGGTTTCATAGTAATAATTGCTATGCATTTTTTGACTGTATTATTGATGAAAAAAGTAATAGATATTTATCAGAAGACTATGCTTTTTGCAGATTATGGCAAAAAATAGGCGGTAAAATTTTTGCTGATGTACAAAGTCCTCTTACACATTGGGGAAGTTACGCTTTTGTAGGAAATGTATGGAGCAAGTTTAAAGTTGAAGGAGTAGATAAAAATGCCAATGACATATACAAGCCTAAAAAATGATGTTCAAACATGGGCTGAAAACACTGGAACAGATTTTACTAATCAGTTAGATACATTTATAGACAATACTCAAACTAAATTATCAAGAGAAATAGACCCCTCAGGATTTAATCAAAATGTTACTTCTTCTATGCAAGTAGGAGATAGGTTTATTACATTACCTTCTACAATAGAACCTATGTTATTAAATTATTTAAATATAATTGATAGTGACGGAAATAGAGTTTTTTTAGAAATTAAACCAGTTGAATATATACAAGAATATTGGCCGAATGCTGCTATAACCTCACAACCAAGATATTTTGCTAATTTTAATGATACTACATTATATGTAGCACCAACTCCAGATCAAGCATATACAATGGAACTTGGATATCAAGGCAGAATCAATCCTTTATCAAATACTAATACTACTAATTGGTATACTGAGAATGCTTCAGATGCTCTTTTATATGGTACTCTTGCTGAAGCAAATCTCTTTACAAAGAACATGGAAGACTATACTATATACAAACAAAGATATGCCGAAAGTGTGGCTGCAATAAATAATGAAGCTCGTAGAAATAGAAGAACAGACTACAAGTTTCCTGGCAGTCCATTAGGCGAGAATACATTAACTGGAGGACAATAAACATGGCTATATCACAAGCAATTACAGTGTCGTTCAAGCAAGACTTGATGTCGCCTGGAGGCAATCTTGAGGCACAAACATTAAAATGTGCTTTATATGATAACACTGCAACACTAAATCAAAATACTACTGCTTATATAACTGCAAACGAAGTTTCTAACAGTGGTACAAACTATACAGTAGGCGGAGCTACACTTACAAATGTAGCAATAAGCACAGATGGCACGACTGCTATTTTTGATGCTGATAATGTTTCATTTGCTAATGCAACAATATCTGCACAAGCTGCATTAATTTATAATGCAAATAATAGTAATTCATCAATTGCTGTTTTAGATTTTGGTGGAGTAAAAACTTCTACTAACGGAACATTTGAATTGCAATTCCCTAATGCTGATGCTACTAATGGTCTAATTAGAATTGCATAAGGAGATAAATCCTTATGTCAGCGTCTGTAGGATGGAGTAGATTAACATGGAATTCTGGTGCTTGGAATGAATCACCAGATACACTTGCTGTAATTAATGGTCTTTCATTAAATGCAAATTTAAATTTTGGCCTTGGTTGGAGTAGAGAAGAATGGAATACAGGCGCATGGAATGAAGGCGTTGGTACAATTGTTACTGGTGATGGTACAGTTTTTGTAGAAGACGGACAATCAGTTACAATTTCTTTAAATAATGTTACATCAAAAGGAAGTACATTAAATCTTTTAACAGGTCAAGAATTAACTATTTCATTAGGTGATGAAACAGTAACTGGAAACGCACCAATAACTATTACAGGAGAACCATTAGTAACAACAGCTGTAGATAGTTTTGCTGTCGCTGCAGGTGGTTCAATAACGATTAATACACCTACTTTTGAAGCAAATGTAAATGTTGGATCTGTTACAACTGGTACTGCTAATTTAATTGATGTTAATGGTAATGAAATAAATATAACTCTATCTAACGTAACTACTACATCAGAAAACTTTATATCTGTTACAGGAAGCCTTGCTAATGTAGTTTTAAACAATGTTACAATAAGTGCTGAAGGTCGCCATGTAATGACAGGTCTTCAAGCAAATACTAATACTGGTAGTTTTACTTTAGATACTAACAATTTCCTAAGTATTACTGGAAATAGAGCAAATGCAAATATAACAACATTACGATTTTGGGACCCTATTTCTGATGATAGTACAGAGAACTGGACAGACATTATTTAGTAGACAAATGAATACAAATATAAGATATTTACTTTAAAAATAATTTGGAGTATAAAAAATTATGCCATCAAGTTTTACATCGAGATTAAAATTAGAGAGACAAGCCTCAGGCGAAAATGCTGGTAATTGGGGTAATCTTGTAAATTATGTTTTAAACAGATTAGATACTTCTATTAAAGGTTATCAAGCAGTTAATGTTGCTGGTTCTGCTAATGTAACTTTAACTTCAAATAACTCAACAAGTAATACAGATGATGATGGTACAAATGATCAAGTTCATAACGCTGTATTAGAATTTACTGGTGCTTTATCTGGTAATATAAATGTTTTTACTGATGCTGTTGAAACAAAATATACTTTATTTAATAATACATCAGGTTCGTATACATTAACATTCGGAAATACTGGTCATGCTGCTAATGGTGTAGCTCTTAAACAAGGAGCAAAAACTTTAGTATATACAACTGGTACATCTATGTTTGATGTAACAAAAGATTTAGCTGATATCAATGTTACAGGAATTGGTAATACTGGTTCATCTAATTATTTCGTTTTACCATCAAGTGATGGTTCAAACGGACAAGCCTTAGTAACGAACGGTAGTGGTCAACTATCATTTGACACCGCTGGCATATCAACAGGAAAGGCTATTGCAATGGCAATAGTATTTGGTTAATAGGAGGAAAATATGGCAAATCCAAATATAGTAAATGTTGCAACTATTAATGGAAAAACTGATGTCTTTGCTTTGACTACTACGGAAACAAGTCTAGTTACTGCAACGGCAAATACTGTTTTTAAAATTAATTCTATAATGGTTTCTAACATTGATGGATCTAATGCTGCTGACGTAACAATAAAATATAATGATGGTTCTAATGATAGAGCAATTGCTAGTACAATATCTGTACCTGCAGATGCTACATTAAATGTGGTAGATAAGAATTCATCTTTTTATTTAGAAGAAACTGAAATTATAAAAGGTACAGCTTCAGCAAATAGTGATTTAGAATGTTTGATTTCTTATGAAATAATTTCAGACTAGGAGGTTTTATAATTTATGGCAAATGGCGGAATTATAGGACCAGTCAATACAACAGCAAAAAAGAAACAACCAAAAGTTTCTGTTTTTGCAGCCTCTGGAACTTTAACAACAGATTCAGATACAACAAAAGTTAATGCTACAGTTATCGCTGGTGGTGGTTCTGGTGGCGCTGACAGAGCAGGCGGTGGTGGCGCAGGAGGATATAGGACTTTTTCTTGCGAAGCTGTTTGTGGATCAACTGATTACACTGTTACAATTGGAGCAGGCGGTGTTGGCGGAACTGGAAATGGAACATCTGGAGCTGATTCAAGTTTAGTATTTCCTGGCCCTACAACTCAAACTTCTACTGGCGGTGGAAGAGGAGGTTCT